CGCTGTACGAAATTCGCAAGAACACTGTCAACGAAGTTATCGACAGCCTAGGCAAAGACCCTAAAGCGTCAGCCAAATACGCAGCTAAGCTATTGAGCGAAGTGCGTCCGTTAATCGACGACGCCATCATTAAAGCCGGCGGTACAGGCTGGAAGGATTACCTTGACACCTTTTCGCACGGCATGGACGTCATCAACCAACGCAAGATGGCGCAGACAGCCCGCGACTTGTACAAGAAAAGCCCGGACGAGTTTATTGCACTGGTGCGAGGCGAACGGCCTGACTTGGTCGAAGAAATCTTTGGCCACGGTCGGTATGACTTGAAAGCCGAGATGGGCAGCAAGTTCAAGGCGCTTGACAATGTTGCGCATGAGCTAGAGCGCGCAAGCAAAATTAAGACCGGCGCGGAGGCTGGCGCGGCGCACTTGAAAGACATTGTCAGAGAAACCACGCCCACTCTGCGCATACCATTCTTTGGCCTAAAGGCCACGGTAGGTAACGCGGTGTTGAAAGAGCTGTCCGGCAGAATCAATACCAAAACTATGGCGATTCTGGAAAAAGGGTTTGAGTCCGGCAAAAATTTTGAAGATATGCTGAACGAAGTGCCTTTTGGCGACCGGGGTCGGGTTTACAATGCGTTGCAAAAGGTTAACCGCGCGCAGCTGACCGGCGCGGCAACGGTATCAAACGCTTTGGCACCGGAAAACAGAAACAGAATGAGGGCACCATAAATGGCTTCGCTAACCCCAACACCCAAGCAGCAATTCTTCGACGCCAACGGTAACCCGCTGGTAGCCGGTAAGGTCTACACCTACGCCGGCGGCACGACGACACCGATTGCGACCTACACGGATCAGGCAGGCACCACAGCCAACACCAACCCGATTATTCTTGACTCGCGTGGCATGGCCAACATCTGGCTGCAGCCAACGATCGCGTACAAGTTTGTCATCACCGATGAGAACGACGTCACCCAGTACACCACGGACAATATTTTGGTGCCCTTGGACAACCTGTCGTTTGGCTCACCGCCCCCGATCGGTGACGTGTCGCCTAACACGGGCGCGTTCACCACCCTGTCAGCCACACAAGATGTCACCTTCTCCGGCTTTGGCTACGTCCAGATGCCCGTGGGTGCCACGACCGACCGGCCTGCTGTGCCTGCTGAAGGCATGTTCCGCTACAACAGCACGTTAGACGTCTTCGAAGGTTACTCCAATAGCGCCTGGGGGCAAGTGGGCGGCAATGGCGCGTCGGGTGGCGGCAGCGACGAAGTGTTCTACGAAAACGATCAAACCGTCACGATCAGCTATACAATACCGTCGACCAAGAATGCTATGTCCACCGGCCCGATCACGTTGGGTAGCGGGTTTAGTGGTACCGGCAGTATCGCAGGCACGACATTGACGATCGCCTCGGTTACTACAGGCGCCTTGGGTGTGGGGTCGGTTATCACCGGGTCAGGTGTGACTGCCGGCACAACGATCACGGCGTTGGGTACTGCTACTGGCGGCATCGGCACGTACACGGTGTCAGCTTCGCAGTCGGTGTCTTCGACGACAATTACGGCTGCGGTAATTGTCACCGTCTCATCCGGCAGTCGCTGGGTTGTGATTTAGATTTTAAGGGGTCATCATGGCAAGTTTAGTTCTTTCAGGCGACACGTCCGGTTCGATTACGGTATCTGCCCCTGCTGTTGCTGGCAGTAATACGCAGACGTTGGTTGCGACCACGGGCACGCTGGCTCCGATTGTGTCGGGTACTGCGGTAGCATCTACGTCCGGTACGTCAATTGACTTTACCGGTATTCCATCGTGGGTGAAGCGTATTACCGTGATGTTTAATGGTGTGAGTACAAATGGGACTTCTGTTGTTCAGATTCAAATAGGCGCATCCGGCGGCGTAGAAACAACTAATTACGTAGCTAATGCATCAATTATTACAAGCATTGTTGCTTCAGCTGCCTATACTTCTGGTTTTGGGGTGGTTCAACAACTTATAGCCGGGGATGTTTTAAGCGGAGCCATTACTATTAGTTTAGTTAATTCTGGAACTAATACTTGGGCGGCATCGGGAAGTTTTGGGTACTCTGTAGGAAGAACTGCCATGAGTGTGGCGGCGGGCGTTAAAGCTTTATCAGGAACTCTTGACCGCGTCCGTATCACTACCGTCAACGGCACAGACACCTTTGACGCTGGCACTATTAACATTCTCTACGAATAAGAGGACATCATGGCTGGAACTATCGTAGCAGATAACATTCAGGCAGCATCAACAAGTACGTTGGTGCTAAAGAACGGTGTAGCTAGTACGCCACCGACGATTCAGGATAGTGCAGGTACTGAGATTGGTACGTTCTGTCGTGCATGGGTGAACTTTAACGGAACCGGCACTGTCGCTATTCGCGCGTCGTTTAATGTGACTAGCATTACGGATAATGGTACTGGTGACTATACGGTCAACTTTACAACTGCAATGGCTGATGCAAATTATTCTTGGTCGTTTGGTGGAGATCAATCAGGAGCAAGACTTAATACATGGGGTGTGGCTAAAACTGGCTCTGCTGTTCCAACAACGTCTGCGCTGCGCGTTCAATTTTACGACGATACGTCGTCAGCTATTGATACGGCCTATGCTTGCGTACAAATACACCGATAATAAGGACTAACCATGGACAAGCGCATAATTTATCCTAACGACGATGGCGGCATTTGCATCCTGACTCCTGCACCTGAGTGCACCCTCAGTATTGAGGAGATTGCTGCTAAGGATGTTCCTGCTGGCAAGCCTTACAAGATCATCGATGCGGCTGACGTACCTGCTGACCGTACATTCCGTAATGCTTGGACGGCTGACTTTACTGAGGTGACTGAATGATTACGATTGACTTCACTAAAGCACAGGCGATTACCAAAGACCGGCTTCGCGCTGAACGTGCCCCGCTCTTGGCCGCTCAAGATGTGGCCTTCATGCGCGCAACCGAAACAGCTGACGGCGTGGCCTTGGCCGCTGTGGCCGCTGAAAAGCAGCGCCTGCGTGACGTTACTAAGCTGGTGGACACTTGCACGACTTTAGATGAACTGAGGGGGTTGTCATGCCAGTAACAATTAACGGTACAGGCACAATTACAGGGGTTCCCGGCGCCGTTTTACAAATGGTAAATTCCTCTACTGGCGCTGTTTCAACAGGAACTACGCTTATTCCGTCAGATGACACGATACCTCAAAATACTGAAGGTAACGAGTACATGACTTTGGCGGTTACGCCAAGAGGTGCTACTAATAACTTGCGAATTGATGTTGTTGTTCAAGTCTCTAGTAGCGCTGCCGGCGGCAGAATGACAGCGGCGTTATTTCAAGACTCAACTGCTAATTCTTTAGCAGTAAGTACGCAAGGTTTTGTTGACGCAAACAAGCCTATGATGCTGTCCTTTACGCACTTTATGGCTGCGGGCACTACGTCAGCAACAACTTTTAAAGTTAGAGTTGGCGCGTCAGTAGCAGGGACTACAACATTTAACGGCGCAAGCGCTGCTAGGCTGTATGGTGGGGTAAGTTCATCCTCAATCACTATCACTGAAATCGCAACGTAAACGCTATGGACTCGCAAGTGCTTTTTAATATCGCTGTGGCGATCGCGGGCTTTTTCGGCGGTTGGGTGTTGAACAACATCCACCGCTCGATCGACCGGCTAGACACGGACGTGCGTGCCATGCCGCACGTCTACGTCACCCGTGAAGACTACAAGGAAGACATGCGCGACATCAAAGAGATGTTAGGCAAGATATTTGACAGACTAGAGGCCAAGCAGGATAAATGATCGATCCGGTGACAATCGGTCTGGCGGTTGCGGGCGTCAAGGCTGTTGTCACTGGCGTCAAAGAGGCCGCAACGCTTGCCAAAGAAGCGTTTGATGAGATCAACGGCGCAGTCGAGTCCGGCAAGACCTTGGCCGACTCGATGTCGGGCGTCACTAAGTTTTTCTCAGCCGCCGGCAAGTACGAGCACCATCGCACACAGCTTGAAGAGGCCAAGGTCGCCCAAGAGGCCGCAGTTGCCAAAGGCGAGCCGGTGCCCGACTACGTGTCTGACGCTGAGTACGTCATGGAGCTGATGATTATCGATCGTCAAATCAAGCAGTATTACGACGACATCAAGCACATCTTCACCTATCATTTCCAAGAAGCCGGCATGTGGGATGAGTTCTGGCAGCGCATGGACAAGCTGCGCTCAGAACGCGAAGCCAAGGCCGAAGCAGCCAGGCAGGCTGAGACAGAGAAGCGCTTGCATGAAAAGACTTTAGAGATGAAAAAGCGCCGCGAACGGCAGCGCCTAATAGATGGTGTTGAAACGGTAGGCGCGGTTATCGTCATTGCCGCCATCATCGCGGCGTTTTGCTGGGCAATATGGTGGATGTTCCAACAAGGAGGCTGACATGGAAAACGATTGGATGACGACCAAGTGGCGGCCTATGATGGCCATCACCTACATGATTATCTGTCTGTGCGACTTTGTGCTGTTTCCGATCTTGTGGACGGTTGTGCAGTTCTGGGAGACGCAAGCGGCTAACGACGCCTTTCGTGAGTGGAACTCATTGACGCTCCAATCTGGCGGTTTCATTCACATCACTTTCATGGCTATTCTAGGCATCTCTGCTTGGACCCGCGGCCAAGAAAAAATCGAAGCTATTAAAGCCGGGACGCCTGAAAATGCCTAATCCTTACGTGATTATTGGCGCGCTTGTCTTTGCCGTGTGCGCTTACTTTTACGGGCATCACACGGGCGTACAAGTTACCAAGGCCGCGTGGGAGGCTGAGAAGGCTGCAGCGGCCATTGAAGCCGGCAAGGTGCTAGCCGCCGAGCAGGCCAAGGTAGCCGAGTATGAGCATCTGCTGGCAAACACGCAAACTAAAGTGGAGAAGGTCTATGTCGACAAGATTAGGACTGTGGAAGTGGAAAAGCAAAAGCTTGTTACTGTTGCTCGTACTGACGGGTTGTTCATCGACGCCGCGTGTCCAGACCGTAGTAACGCCGTGCCCAGTGCTGCCCCCGCTCCCAGCAGCAGTAATGGAAACACGAAAGCCCGACTTTCAGGAGAGGCTGCAGAAGCTCTTATCGCCATCGCAGCCGACGCCGACGAAGTCACCCACCAATTAACCGCCTGTCAGGAGATATTGAGAAATGAAAGAGAACTTCGACGAAGCTCTGAAAGCAGTCCTTAAGCACGAAGGCGGGTACGTTAATCATCCATCCGACCCTGGTGGCATGACCAACCTGGGCGTAACCAAGAAAGTGTGGGAAGAATGGGTCGGTCATCCTGTTGGCGAAAAAGAGATGCGCGCGTTGACCCCGGATACAGTGGCACCGATGTACCGCAAGAAATACTGGGATGCGGTCAAGGCCGACGAGCTGCCAACGGGGCTAGACTATCTGATGTTCGACTTTGCGATCAATGCAGGGCCAGGCAGAGCGATCAAGACCATGCAGAAAGCGATCGGAACGACGCCTGATGGCGCCATCGGCCCCAAGACTATGCAGGCGTTGAAAGACGCTGACCAGAAGGATTTGGTGGCCAAGTTCAGCATGGAGAAGGAGCTGTTCTACAAGGCGCTCCCGACGTTCGCAACCTTCGGCAAAGGCTGGATGCGCCGGGTAGCAGAGGCGCAATCACATGCGGTGACGATGCTGGCGTAACTGCCGGCAGACCTCACGGTCGCGTACCGACATGTCCGGCGATATCTCGGCCACACCGCACTCAGCCGGTGTGGGCCGGGATTCGTCTGGTACGAAGAACGCCAGAAAGCCGACGGTGGCCACCACGATGGCCGCGTAGTAAACCCAGACAAGTTCTTTCATACGCCTAAGAGCCTGCCAAATAGTTTGACCACAGGCGACTCATGCTCTGGGCGATGCCCCAGCATGATGTCCTGAACGAACCGCTCTTCAGGCGTGGATGGCCGCGCGTAGAACTGCGGAATGTAGTGCGCGCCGATCTTGGGTGGCTCTTCTTTAATAAAGTATCCATCACGTAGCATCTTTTTTCCTCCTATCTTCATTTGCGCGGCGAGCGTCAACGCCTTTCTTTTTTATCAACGCTGCCTCGTCCTTAGTATAAATCGATTTCCCCACCATCACGTTGCCTGCGACCCACACTTCTGCTGAGTAGGCATTGTTCTTGCATGATGGGCACCTGCGTTGCCGCCGAATGCCGCCTGGCTGCTGGGTTGTGTTCACTACGTGAGTCTTGCTGCCGCAATTCAAACACTTCATGGACGTACCGCCTTTGCCATGATTTCTAGCCGTTCACGGGCGTCACGCAGCGCGCAGTAGCGCTGGTGCAGGCGCTGCAGGTGGGAGCTGCGACGCTCATGCAGCGTTTCATGCGTCAGTAGCGCGAACACCTCGTCCTCTGACAATGACGGCAACTGGTCATTCAGTGCGCGCCAGCTTTGCTTTTTCATCTTCTATCCTTTGTTCAATTTCAGTTACCTTCTCGACAGCTCGCTCAAAGGCTCGCGCCATCTGGTTCAATTCTTTCTGGCGTATGCGCTCCTCTGCACGGGCGGCAGGCAGCTTCGCCTTCCAGTAGTCAATTCTTTTCACGTTGTTCGGCCTCCAGTTCGCGCAGATCGTTGGCCACATCGGACACGCCGTGCCAATCGCTGCGGGCAATCATGACATGCAGGTAGTCGATCAGAATCTCACGCTGCGTCTCGTACTTGGTAAAGTCCGTCATTTTGCTTCCTCCTTGGGTTTGGTAAATCGAGAGATGGGAATGATACGTTTGCTGCCGTCCAACATTTCAATATGCACAAAGCCCTGCGACAAGGCCCAGCAGCCGTAGTAGGCGCGATCTAGCCCATCGATGTCGAAAGCCATCTTCATGCCGTGGCACCAGTCGGGCCGGTCTTGGGTTAACACCGTCTGAACGCTGATGTCGTTCGTGTACGTCAGGTAGCCGGGCGAAGCAGCCATCGCAGGTGCTGCCAGTAATAAAAGTAGATATCTCATTTCAGTGCCTCCATCGCTATGTCGGAAATTGCTCGTTTGTCGTGGAGCGCTGCCCAGATCTTTTCGTCAACTGTCTTCTCGGCGAGTAGGATATACACCCAGACGTCATGCAGTTGCCCGGAACGGTGCAGTCGTCCAACCGTTTGCTCGTACAGCTCCAGGCTCCACGGCAGCGACAGAAATACCATGTGGCTTCCCCCATGCTGTAGATTAAGTCCATGTCCCGCTGACTTAGGGTGGACGGCAAGAAGTTCGATTTGTCCGGCGTTCCATCGCTCGATTGCCCGGTCGTCGTCGAGGGTGGCAAGCCTTGGATAGCGGCGACGAAGTTCTGCCACCTCTTCTTGAAACTGGTAAACGATAAGCGTATTCGCATGTTGGTTCTCCTCCAGTAAGTCGTCTAATCGATCAAACTTGTGACTGCTAAACCACACCGCCGTCTTGCTCGTAGTGAACTGACCCGGCGCGTCACTTGCCACACGGCTGCTGTCGTACACAAAGCCAGACGCCATCTGTTGCAACTTGCTTGTGACCGCTGCTGCGTTTGCCGCCAGAATCTCAGCGGTCGGGAACTGCACCACAAAGTCACGCTTCATCTTCTCGTAAGGCTGCCGGTCGTCTAGCTGACTGCGCAGCTCGACCACATGACAGGGCGGCAGCTTGTCGCGGTACTCGCCAGGCTCCAGCACGAACGTGGCAGGCTTGATCTTTTCCATGACCAACTGCAGGGCGCCTGGGCGTGGCAGCCACTCGCCGAAGTCGCGGTTCATACATACAAAGTATTGCTGCAAGAACGCGCCTTTGGCACGGCCTAAGAGCTTCTCGTCGACGATCTTGCACTGGCCGAAGACGTCTTCAAGGCCGTTACTGGTGAATGAGCCGGTCAGACCCCATCGAATCTTGAACTGATCGATCACCTTGTGCAGCGCCTTGAAGCGCGTGCCGGAGGGGTTCTTGAGCTTAGTCAGCTCGTCAAACACAATCGCATCGAACTCGGACAAGTCCTGCTCGGCTAACCACTGAATGTTGTCGTAGTTGGTCGCCACGATGTGAGCGTCGGAGTCCAGCGCCTCGCCTCGACTGCGTGGTGTGCCCACCGCCGTGCGACAGTGCAACATCGGCGCCCACTTACGCGACTCGATCGGCCACACGTCGGTGCAAACACGCTTCGGCGCCAAGACAAGGAACCGGCTTGCGTAGCCGTCTTTGACCATCGCCTGCATCGCGGTCAATGTAATCGCCGTCTTGCCCGCGCCAACAGGCGCCAAGATCATCGCCCGATCGCGTTCGTACAGAAAATCAGCGGCTTCATCTTGGTACGGCCTGAGTGCTAATCCACCCATCTATTTGCTCCTTAGTCCATAAACAAACGTAGTTCTGTCGCAACGCAATAACGTTGTCAGCAAATCGTTTTTGTAATTCAGACAGTCGACCACCTTTGGTTTTCAATTCGACAAACCATGTGCTGCCATCAGGCATACAAGCTAAGCGATCACTAACCCCACGTTGTGTGGGAGACTTGAACTTGTACGTCTTGCCGCCAGCACGCTCGACCGTCCACACAAAGTAGTTCTCGATTTCTTTTTCTAACATGGCGCAAATATAAAGGCTAAAAAAGTATTTGACAAGGATTATTTTAGGGTCTACAGTCGAGGCTCAATCACTACACGGGAGTACAGTTCAATGTCACATTCCAATATCGTCGGCGGCTCCACCGCCAAGCGCGTCATCAACTGCCCAGCGTCAGTCAAGCTGGTGCAACAGATGCCACCACAGGTCGAGTCCGAACACGCAGCACGCGGAACTCTCCTGCATAACGTCATCGCCGAACTGCTTGAGTTCGACAAGAAGCCCGCGCAGTGCTTGGGCGCACAGTACAAAGATCAGACACTCACACCGGAGCTACTCGATGAAAAGATTATTCCCGCTCTTGCGCTACTCGATGAAGTCGACCCAGAAAAGCAAATGGAGTACATGGTTGAGACCCGAGTTGCCTTTGGCGATTTTCTGCCTGGTGTCTTTGGTAGCACTGACTTACTTGGGCGTAAAGGTAAACGCGCCATCGTTCTTGATTGGAAATTTGGCGATGGCGTACTTGTTGATGCTGTGGAAAATCCTCAGCTCTTATTTTACGCAGCAGCAGCCATGAGAACACCGGCAGCGCAATGGATATTTGAAGGCGCTGAAGAGATCGAGTGCATTATCGTGCAGCCGCCATCGATCCGTCGTTGGGTCACCACACCTGAGCGCATCAAGCAGTTCGAGCAAGAACTCCTCTACGCTGTACGTCTCTCGTCATGGCCAGAAGCACCGTTTGCAACAGGCGACCACTGCCGTTGGTGCACCGCAAAACCTATTTGCCCACGCATGACCGGTGCGGCTGATCGTGCGCTGAAGGTGCAGCTGACTAACCTGCCGGCAGAGCAGATCGCAACGCAGCTGCGTCAGGCTGATATGCTGGAGGACTACATCAAGGAGCTGCGCGCGCTTGCGTTCCAGATGCTTGAGAACGACCGTCCCGTGCCTGGCTACAAACTGGTCGCCAAGCGTGGCACACGCCAGTGGGTGGACGAGGCGAAGATTGAAGCATGGGCGGACGCGAATGGCGTAGAAGACGCCTACGAGACAAAAATTAAATCGCCCGCACAGCTTGAAAAAGTCTTGAAAAAGACTACACTAGATTTCCCGTCGGATTTGGTTGTATCGATCTCGTCGGGGAGTACGTTGGCGCCGGAGTCTGATCCGAGGCCAGCGGTTCTGCAAATCGGGAAGCAGTTGACTGCCGCCCTTTCTAAACTTTAATAGGAGTAAAGTAATGTCCAATATGGTCACGTTCAAAGGTGCAAACCTTCCAGCAGTATCTACCCTCTCCACCGCACTGCGCACGCTTGAAACCGAAGTCGGCCCGGCAGGCTCCGTCATCCTGAAAATGGACAAGACCGGCCACTGGGTGTTTGGTGCAGACCAGACCGAAGTTGATGACGACGCAACATGGGCGATCAACCCGTTCTCTTTTATCCACGGCTTTATTGCATGGGGTGAAGGCGAAGTGTTGGGCGAGAAGATGGTGTCGGTGTCCGAGCCGCTGCCAGAGATGGAAGCAGCACCACCCAACGCCAAGCGTGGTTGGGAGGCGCAGGTCGGCATGTCGTTGAAGTGCGTCACTGGCGCCGACAAGGACATGGAGGCGCGCTACACCGTCACGTCCGTGGGTGGCAAACGAGCTGTTCAGCAGTTGGCGGTTGCGATTGCCGAGCAGGTTGAGAAGAACCAGAGCAAGCCAGTGCCGATCGTGCGTCTGAAAAAGGACCACTACACGCACAAGTCGTATGGCCGTATCTTCACGCCGGTCTTTGAGATCGTCGAGTGGGTGTCGATGGATGGTAAAGCAGACGAGGCCGAGGAGCAGGAAGCATGTGCAGCCGAAGCCGCACCTGCCCGCCGCCGTCGCGGCTAAGTAGTATGGGGGAAAGCGGATGCTGACCAGTTAGCTGAAATGCAAAGGCAGTGCAGCGAGTACCCCACCTTTTCTATGACCCCGGTCATCTAATCATCAGGTTCTTCCTTGGTCGGTTCGGCCTGATGCTGGCAAGATGACAGGGGTCACCCCTACACCATGACCATATTGTTTGCTGACTTCGAGACCCGCAGTCGATGCGACCTTCCGTCGCGCGGCGGGTACAACTATAGCTTAGACGCAAGCACATCCATTCTGTGCTTTTCCTACGCATTTGGAGACGACGATGTACAAACGTGGACGCCAGATCAACCATTCCCTGAATCCGTATCAGAACACATTCGCGCTGGTAAACAACTGCGGTTTCATAACGCCGGTTTTGATCGTCAGATCTTTTGGAACGTCCTATGCCAAGATTTTGGCGTACCAAAGCCTGCGCTTGAACAATTCTATTGCACCGCTGCACAAGCGCGTGCGAACTGCTTACCTGGCAGCCTTGAAGACGTCGGACGCGCCATTAGCAGTGTTATGCGAAAAGATCATCGCGGAGCCCAGCTCATCCGTGCCTTATCGATCCCTAAAGCGGATGGCAGCTTTAATAGCGATCCGAGACTAATGCAGGAGATGATCGAGTATTGCGAGGCCGACGTCAGAGCCATGCGAGCCATCAGTAAGGCCATGCGCCCGCTCTCAGACGAGGAGCTTGCCGACTACCACACCAACGAGCGCATCAACGACCGTGGCGTGCTACTTGACTTGCCACTCGCGCAGGCCGCCATCCGCTACGCGTCGGTCGAGCTTGAAGAGATCGAGACACTGGTCGCTGACCTGACCGAGGGTTCGATCAAGTCCGTGCGCAGCCCCAAGATGCGCCAGTGGGTGATTGATAGGGTTGGCCCGCAGGCGTTGAAGATGATGGAGACGTACAAGGACGGCGACTTGAAGTATTCTATCGACAAGTCCGTACGTGCCAATTTACTGGCTTTTGCCGAGGAAAACCCCGATGAGATTCCGACCACTGTTGCGGACGTCATTCAATGCGCAGATGACCTCTGGGCGTCGTCGGTTGCGAAGTTCAGCCGCCTTGCGAGCTTGGCAGATGAAGACGATCAACGAGTACGAGGTGCTTTCGTATTTGCAGGAGGATCTGCCACCGGACGTGCTTCAAGCTATGGCGCGCAAGTTCACAACTTTACGCGCAAGTGCGCCCAAGAACCCGACGCAGTACGCCACGCTATGGTCCGTGGCCACAGCATCGTCCCAAGATTTGGAAAACGCGTTACGGATGTTCTCAAGGGAATGCTCCGGCCCGCACTGATACCCGCACCGGGTAAGCAGTTCGTTGTCGCCGATTGGTCAGCCGTGGAGGCCCGCGTCACCGCCTGGGCGTCAGCCGACCCGCAGGCCGAGGACGTGCTGCAGGTCTTCCGCGAGGGCCGCGACATCTACAAGCGTGAAGCCGCCGGCATCTACCGCGTGGCCGAGGACGCAGTCGATAAGGAGCAGCGCCAGATTGGCAAGGTCGCGATTCTCTCGCTTGGTTTCGGTGGGTCGATTGGCGCATTCTCTGCGATGGGTCGCAATTATGGCGTCTTCATGCCCGAGTCCGATTCGCGTCGGATTGTAGACGCCTGGCGTCGTGCTAATGCGTGGGCGGTGCGGTACTGGGAAAAGCTCGAGAGCGCCTACACGCGGGCGCTACGCAATCCTAATCGCGAGTTCTCAGCCGGTCGGGTCACCTACCTGTATGACGGTCAGCACCTCTGGTACGCGCTGCCATCGGGGCGCATCCTGTGCTATCCATTTGCTAAGTTTGAGGGTGATGAGATCACTTACGTCAAAGCAGCATGGAAGCCGGCAGCCGATGCGAAGGAATGGCCACGGGCACGCTTGTGGCGAGGTCTGGCTTGTGAGAACATAACGCAAGCGATCGCCAACGATCTGCTACGGCACGCTTTACGCCAGCTTCCTGACGTAGTGCTGCACGTACATGACGAGATCGTAATGGAGACCGCCGACCCCGATGCACCCAATACCCTAAAGCAAGTGATGTGTACGCCGCCTGAGTGGGCGGCTGGACTGCCTTTGTCCGCTGAAGCGGAAGTAATGAATCGTTACGGCAAATAAAAAAGCCGCCTGGCAGGGCGGCTTTCTCAACTACAAGGACTGCAATGGATTTCCTAGAATTTTATACTAATCTGGCCCCAGTGGGTGAGACTGCGCTGATTGTGCGCCAAAAGCCACAGCTAAAGTCCGGTCAGCTGCAATTCCACGCCGATGGCGCGATCAAATGCACTTGGCCGGCGTACCTGCCCGACTACCCAACCAAACCCGATTGGGCCATTTACGGCAACACGGCAAGCTTCATTGTTGACCGGTTCAAGGACGGCCACGTTTCCGCGTCAGCAGCCAATGCCGATTACGTTCTCGTCATGGTCTTGGATGACGTGGGCGACCCCGAGAAGGCGCCGAACCTGCCGAACCTGCCGCCGACATGGATTATGGAGACGTCCGAAGGATCATTCCAGTGGGGTTACGCTTTCGCCGAGCAGCCGACGACCGGCGAGTACGCCGCAGCCATCCGAGCGATTGCGGACGCCGGCTACACGGATCCTGGCGCCTGCAACGCGGTGCGCAACTGGCGTCTGCCGGGGTCGATCAACTTAAAACCCAACAAGAACAATTTCGCCGCTCGGCTGGTCGAGTTCCACCCCGACCGCGAGTACAGCCTGCCCGAGATTTGCGACGCGTTAGGTGTTACGCCCGCGCCCGCCGAGTCGTTAGGCGTGCGCCCTATCCGTTTGTCCGACGATGGCGCTGACGACGTGATGGCCTGGCTCTCGCATCAGGGCGTGCTGTTGTCGCTGCCAAACCCTGCCGGCTGGGCCGGCGTCCTGTGCCCGAACAAGGACGAGCATACCGATGGCAACCCAGAGGGGCGCTACAGCCCGTCGACGCGCTCTTACCGGTGCCTGCACTCGCACTGCGTCGACTTCGACTCTCACGCGTTCCTTGATTGGGTGTCGGCCAATGGTGGGCCGAAGCACGCCCCAGGCTTGCGTGAGGAACTACTGGCTCACGCGATGGATATGGCGCTATCTAAATTAGCGCCGACCGAGGCATTTCCTGACAAGGGTGCCGAGGTGATCGCCGAGATCGAGAAAAAACAACTGGATAGGGTCGAAAAGGAGGGCTGGTATGAGCGCTTTGCGTACATTCAAAACGAAGATGCATTCTTTGATATGTTGGATAGACGCGAGATTAGTCGCGGCACTTTTAACGCACTCTTTCGCCACATTTCCTGCTATTCCATTCACAAAAGCAAAACGCCGCGCCGAATTGAGGCGTCTATATGCTATGACGAGAACCGGCAGGCCAAGGGCGCGTTGACCGTTGCAGGCATCACGTATGCGGCGGGCGAGACCGTGCTTGTGTCGCGAGAGGGCCAAGTGTACGGCAACCGGTGGGTCGATCACCGGCCGACAGCGGCCACCGGCAACGCAAAAATATGGCTCGACCATGTTGAGCGCATGATCCCCGACCCTGTTGAGCGTAACCACGTACTGGATGTGATGGCCTACAAGCTTCAGCACCCGAACCGCAAGATCAACCACGCGGTGCTGCATATCGGGCACCCAGGCTCCGGCAAAGATACGATGTGGCAGCCGTTCCTGTGGGGCATCGGCGGCGAGGCGCTCTCGAACGTATCAATCGTGCGTAACGAAGAGATTCAGTCGCAATGGGGTTACGCGTACGAGTCCGAGGTGATGGTGTTTGAAGAGCTGCGCCAGAGCGAGGCAAAAGACCGCCGCGCGCTTGAGAACCATCTGAAACCCATCATTGCAGCGCCGCCGGACTTCTTGCAGGTCAACCGCAAGGGTCTGCACCCGTATCAAGCACTAAACCGCATTTTCGTTCTCGCGTTCTCGAATGAGCGTGTGCCTATATCGGTGTCAGGGGATGATCGCCGCTGGTTTGTTACGTACTCCGAGGCGCCGAGGATGACTGAGCAGGAAGCCTGCGCGATTTGGGACTGGTACAAGGCCGGCGGGCTGGCTGTGGCTGCTGGCTGGCTTTACGAGCGTGACGTATCCCGATTCAACCCAGGCGGCACCCCACCACTGACCGAGGCGAAAATAATCATGGTCGAGCAGGGCAGGTCAACGGCTGAATCGTACCTTGTCGAGATGATCGAGCGCCGCTTGGGCGAGTTCTCTGCGGGCGTGGTAGCCGCACCGTTTTATAGCTTGTGTGACAAATTGCAGAATGGCGCGCCGGTAGGCACCCGCGTGGTACAGCAGGCACTACTGCATGCGCTGAAGGAAGCCGGTTGGGTCGATATGGGGCGCCTGAAGTCGCGCGAGTTTGACACCCGTAAGCACATCATCTGCGCACCAGAACTGGCCGACACGGCGAGCAAGTCAGAACTGCGCCGCATGGTCGAAGAAACACCACCGCCGTCCGCCGTTCGCCTGGTCAAATAAAAAAAGCCCGCCGGAAGGCGGGCCAAAACCGAAGGATGGCCCGAGGGCCAGCGGCCGGAGAGTAGCCGCGTCACAACCCTAGCACGATCGCGAGCAGGGCCGCAAGTATCAATCCGATGAGAGCGAACATGCAGCCTCCGATTCAATGTCACGGATAATCGTATCTTTGAGCAGGTCGACCACGTCGACACCACCGGCGTACGCGTGGATCAGCCAAGCATTACCGGCAAACCCGACTGACCGGTCTGCGGGTTCCCAGTCGACAAAGCAGAGCAGTTCGATGTCGCCGTGTGTGTACGTGTACGGCCAGAGATGCGCCGGATACCACGGCGCTGAGGTGTCAATTTGCGGTTTCATTCTGATATATCCTCAAGTAGTGGCATGGTGAGATCGTACTGCGCGGTGCTTTCGACGTTTAAACGCGGGAAATACTCCAGCGCCTGCAGGCAATTCATCGAATCAAACAGCGCCACGTAGCGCGCCGTCGACATATTCGGAGTCCATGTCGGAAACTTGCGCAGGTCTTTAAACTTGGCCGGCTTATAGGGTTTGCGCGCCGCTTTGGCCATTTGGACCGGATCGCGGTCAAATTTAATTTTGTACGTAGTGCCGTCAATTTTTATCGTTTGCATAGCTCAGACTCCAGTAAGTAAGTATTGATTAAATGCAGCGCTTTTTCGGCGCTTGTCAGGCCTTCATCCGGTTCGGGATTATTGATTGCGTCCGATAACGCATCTCTGGCGCGCCAGAGTAGCGATTCATTAGTGCCGATAATGTCGGCGGTTTCCTGCGCGCGCAGGATCGCGGTTTTAAGCTTTGCCATGATTAAACCCTCTCAATATTCATCGTCAGTACAGGTCAAAATGAATTTTAGTTCTTTAATTGATAACCCTGTAATGCGTGATAATTGAGCCAAAGTCATGTCAGGGTTTGAGTCGTACATATACTTAATTTCAGCGATTGTCATAACGATACCTTTCAGATTTACCATAGCGCCGTGCCATGAGTTTCAATTGTCGGAATTAGACGCGCCGGTACGGGCACGCGCCGTGTGATATAGGGTCCGCTAGTCGGGACCCAATTAAGCCAGCGAATCACGCGGCCGGCATCATCTAGCAGGCCATATTGCAGGTGATAGCGGCCGCTCATATCGTGCAACAGCCGCAACAAGGCGCATCAATACAGCGGCCGCGTGCATTCTGATAGTACGTTTGCGGGCCGCTTTCGCCGTACAGCGTGATCGTATCCACGGCCGTGCGGCGCCGTTCTAATAGCACCGTGCGACCCTTGGACCATTGGATTAAATCGCCGGCCAGTATGCGCGCGCCAGTGACGGCGCATGTGCCGGTATATTTTGCGGTTATGGTACGCATAATTAACTTTCCGAATAAATTTCGGGATCATCGAAACAATCCCAGCAGGCGGTCCAAAACACGCGGTCCAAATTGGCCGCATGATTCTCTAATTCGTCATCATCCCAAACGCCGTATTCACGCAAAACGCTTTTCAATACCGCCGGGTCAATGTCGGGTTTTGATTCAGCGGCCACGGCCGCATCATTGGCGCCGGGTTTACATACACTATCAATTTGCGCTTGTGTAATCTGGAATTCCACGCGGCCAGAGCCGTCACACCAAAAGTAAGTTTTCATCAATAATCCCTCCCCTTAATTTGAACGAAACCGCCGGTATCGCGTTTTGCTTTCCCTTTGGCATACAAGGCCACCACCACACCGGCCGGCTCAATGTGACGGACGTCAGTGTCATCGCCGTCAACGACCGGCCAACCGCGAAATTCGGCCGGAATATCCGCCTGCTTTTGGAATACCACGGCCGTCCGCTTGTTGGCTGGATTGATCAGGCCTTTGATACTGATCGGTTTCGGCGTGATAGCCGAAAATGAATACGTCAGATCATAATTGCCGGCCGTTTTGCCGTCGAGCTTGCGCGATGGATGTTTTGTGTAATCGTAGAATTGAACGAGCGGAAACAATTGGAAAATCGTTTTGCCGTCGATCAGAATGTTTTCAAAGGGTATATCGCTTGTGCCGTTCGGCCGTACCAGCGGAATCAACCCGAGCTTTTCCGCACGGCGCGCGTGCGACCATACGTCAGCGGCCATGGATAGCATGAACGCGCGTTGATTCTCGCGAAAGAACGCGGTTTTCGCGGCTCTGGCGCGTTGCGTACTGTTAAACGCGCCACGGCCGGATGATTTCAGGCACGGCTCGAAACAACCGGCCATTATCGCGAACGGGCAAAGCTTTTCATCCGGTACTAGGTAACAAATAGCCGTCAAGTAGCCGATTTTTTGGCCTTTGATCGTTTTGGCGCTGGATTCGCCCAAAATCGGCCGATAAAGTAGATTTTCGCGTTTTAATTGTGCTTTGAATGGGTTTTGCATTTTCATGATCGGTTCCCTTCGTTTGGTTAATAAGCAAGGCACATAAAGACAAACAGCGCGAGTGATGCAAAGCCGATCACGGCGCAAGCGATTTCGAGAATAGTAGGTTTCATGCGCGCGCCCCTTCAAAAGCCGCGCGGCTTTCAGCGCGCCGCTTGGCCGGCGTGATGACGCGCACAATGCGCGCGCTTGGCGGCCGTGCGTATAGTTCAGCGGCGCGTATCGCTTCGGCTTTTTCTTCGGCTACTGCGCGCGTCATCGCGCCGTCGATCGTCGCAAAACCATTGACGGCAAGCGCGCCGTTTTGCGCAGATATTTGAATCAGATATTTTGCTTTCATGTTATCCTCCGGTTAATTGCCTAAAATTTAGGCAGTTATTTTGCTACACAATGTTTTGTTGCTGAAACCATTATAGCGACACAAAAATAAATGTCAAGGATTGTTTTGCATTTATTTTCGGGTTTTTTTGTGACAGAGTTGGGCAGATTGTGGCCGTCAAAAATCGCCCCTCTTGACCCACGCGATAACCTAGTCTGCAAGCGGCTTTTGGCTATTTGTGGGCAATGTGGGTCATTAAATCTGTAAAGCTAGAATTTATATTTTTATACAGTAGTGCATACAGTAGTTTGCTGCATAGCCCCCTGTACCCCACGCTATACACAGCCGACGACTTTAAAAAAAGGGTCTTAAATTGCCCACACGCAAACCCTTGATTTTAAAAGGCTTTTTTTATTACCTTTTGATAACAAAAGTTGTAAGCCTTTGATTTTAAACAGGAAAAGTGTGGGTTTTTGCGAATTGCCCACATTATCCACCAATGCTAGTAGGGTTATTATGAGTTATCCACAGATTTGTATACAAAAAGGCAACAAAAAAGGGCCCTAGCAAAAAGGGCCCCAGCCACATGTTAGTGACCACTAACCCGCTCGCCAAAAAGTGAGTACTCACTAACCTGGGCAGTTAGTTAGTGCTTACTAACTGACGCAGTTAGTGCTCACTAACCTGGTAAATGAGTGCTTACTAACTTGTCAGCCTGGCAACCACGTAAGTGAGTGCTTACTAACGTGGGGGGGTGGGGGGCCCGTGGCTGGCCGGTCACGATTACGGAGGTATCACACAAAATTTTTTTTCTTTATAAAACCAGCCAACGACCACCAGAAAAATAGCCCACATTGCCCACAAATTGACATCACACGCAAATGCGCTAATATGCAGCCATGTTCAAATCCATCCCGTTCACCCCGCGCAAAGTCGAGGCGACCGAAGCCAGGCTGCAGGCCATCTATGACGCAGCTGCCTTGGGTCTGAAGGGCGACTCGCTCGCCTTGGCCGCCGGTATGCTGCCCACCGAGTTTAGGCAGCTGTGCGAGCTTGACCCAGCAGCGAACATGGCAGCGTTAAAAGGCCGCGCCGACAGCGAGATGGAGGCAAGCGCCCACCTGCGTGATGCAGCCCGCTCTGGCGACGCTAAGGCGGCGCTCGCGATCCTGCAGCACGCCCACGGCTGGACGGCCCGCCAAGAGATTAGCGTCGACATCACGAACAAGATCAGCATCACGCAGGCGCTGCAGCAGGCACAAGAACGCGTCATCGACGGACTGATTACGGAACAGCAACCGGAGTATCTGGAAAATGCCACAGAACGCACTCGCGTCCAGAACGCTTAACGTTAACGCGCTAAACATGGCGCCTTATGAGGCCAAATATTCGGTTAAGAATATTGGCAGCACCGACCGTAAAATTGCCGACAACCTTTATTCGGGATTGTTGCCAGAAATAATGCGCGCGCATTTTCCTGAATATTTAGCGTTTTCGCCGGCCACCATTACCGCAGACAAGCCTAGCGACCCCCGTAGCTTAGGTGAATTTAGCCGCGCTCGCCGAACAATTACGTTAGCCCCTAACGGCATTAACGCTATGTTTATGTCTCCTTATGAAGGCCACGGGGGGTACATTGGCGACACAAAAAACAACGCGACTACAGAAGAAGTTTTAAATGCACTAAACATAATGTTGCATGAAGCCACACACGCCCGCACACGAGGATTGCCTAACGCAAAAATGGGGCGCGAACATCCGGCAGAACAACTAAAAGCTCAAATGGGGCGGGATAAGTTTCAAGAAATGTTAGCTGATATACGTGTTAGCGGGCTGCCGTCTGTACTTGACCAAACCGACCCAAAAGAAATTATTAATGAATATTTTGCTACCGCTACACCAACCCGGCAAATGGCCGGAAAAAACATGTCTACTGATAAAACTTGGGGGTACTTAAGCAAGATAAATAGCTTGAGTAAAAAATACCCAGAGCTAGAAAGAATGCGCCGCGATTGGGATCATCCTGAAATATTTATGGATACCCGCTAATGGCGCAACAGCCGATCTATGACGCTGAGGGCGAGCAGCTCCTGATGACGCGCCTCTGGGCGCCGACCATCGCTGACGACCCCGAGGCGTTCGTGCTGTTCGCGTTTCCGTGGGGGCAGGCGAACACGCCGCTGGCCAAGTTTAAAGGCCCGCGCACCTGGCAGCGCAAGATACTGCGCAGGATAGCCAGCCACATCAAGAACAACCGAGGTCAGATCGACATGGATGCGCTGCGTACTGCGGTTGCGTCCGGTCGAGGCATCGGTAAGTCGGCTCTAGTCAGCTGGCTCGTCTTGTGGATGCTGTCGACCCGCATCGGCTCCTCAGTCATCGTCAGCGCCAACTCAGAGGCCCAGCTCAGATCCGTGACATGGGGTGAGCTGACCAAGTGGCAGGCGATGGTGATCAACAGCCACTGGTGGGAGATCAGCGCAACGAAGCTGGTGCCGGCCAAGTGGATCACGGAGTTAGTCGAGCGCGACTTGAAGAAAGGTACGCGCTACTGGGCGGCGGAAGGCAAGCTGTGGTCGGAAGAGAACCCTGACAGCTACGCCGGTGTGCACAACCACGACGGCATGATGCTGATCTTCGATGAAGCGTCAGGTATTCCGGACGCCATCTGGTCGGTCGGTGCGGGCTTCTTTACAGAACCCATTTTAGACCGGTATTGGTTCGCGTTCTCCAACCCCCGGCGTAATCAAGGCTACTTCTACGAGTGCTTCCACGCCAAGCGCAACTTCTGGCACACGGAGAACATTGACTCCCGAACGGTCGAGGACACGGACAAACAGATATATGAGCAGATCATTGCGGAGTATGGCGAGGATTCGCCACAGGCTAGGGTTGAGGTCTACGGTGAATTCCCTTCGGCTGGCGAAGATCAGTTTATTGGTGCGTCTGCTGTCGACGATGCCGCCAACCGGCCACGCTACAAGGACGAGACGGCGCCAGTTGTTGTCGGCGTTGACCCAGCTCGAGGCGGCGCGGACGCAACCGTCATCGTCGTCAGACAAGGCCGCGACTTGGTAGCGATCAAACGGTACCACGGCGAGGACACGATGACGACCGTTGGCCGGGTGATTGACGCCATCGAGGAGTACCGCCCGGCGCTCACCGTGATCGACGAAGGTGGTCTGGGTTACGGGGTACTTGACAGGCTAAAAGAACAGCGTTACAAGGTGCGGGGAGTGAACTTCGGATGGAAGTCGAGCAAGCCCGTCATGTGGGGCAACAAGCGTGCTGAGATGTGGGGTGCGATGAAGGATTGGCTAAAGACAGCCAGCATCCCCAACGATAGGCAGTTGAAAGCCGATCTGACCGGCCCGATGAAGAAACCCGACTCGTCGGGAACGATCTATCTGGAAGGCAAGAAAGAGATGAAGTCGCGTGGCTTGGCGTCACCGGACGCAGCCGACGCACTAGCAGTGACGTTCGCGTTCCCGGTGGCAAGTCGTGAGTCAAGCTACGAACGGGCGGCACGGTCAGCACCGCGAGCGTACCAACAGCAAACAGCCGCAACCGGCTGGATGGGGAACTGAGATGGCAGCTAAAAAAGGTGTGTCGTTAAGCGTTGGCCGGGGCGAGAAGCTGCCGGTTAGCAAGGGTGCCGGCCTGACAGCCAAGGGGCGGGAAAAGTACAACCGCGAGACAGGCAGCAACTTGAAGGCGCCGGCGCCACACCCGAAGACGAAGGCTGATGAGGGTAGGAAAAAGTCGTTCTGTGCCCGCATGGGCGCTGTCGCGGCTAATGCTAAAGACGGCGAACGCGCGAAAGCGTCACTTAAACGGTGGAAATGCTAATGGCTACTAAACCAGGACTGTACGCGAACATTCACGCCAAGCAAGCGCGCATCAAAGCTGGCTCTGGCGAGAAGATGAGGAAGCCCGGCTCGCCTGGCGCGCCGACCAACAAAGACTTCAAGCAGTCTGCCAAGACAGCTAAAAAGGGGAAGTAAAATGCCGCTCGTAAAGTCCGCAAGCAAGGAAGCCTTTCGTAAAAATGTAGCCGCTGAGGTAAAATCCGGAAAATCGGTAAAACAAAGTGTGGCCATCGCGTATGCGACCAAGCGCGCAGCCGCCAAACCAGCGAAAAAGATGAAGTAAATGGATCTCTCGCCCGACGAACAAGCAGTCATTGACTACCACAGGTCAAACCTGTACCAGAACCGGGGGATGAAGAACCCCGATGGGTCAATTACGACGTTCAAAGGGTCGGTTGTAGGCGCCGATGGCGGCCATATGATCCTACCAACTTACTGGCATGGGCAGGTTAGAGATATTCCCCAAGCTATGCGTTTTGCCATAAAATCCGGCATAAAGTTTCCTGTGTACCCAACAGTTGATGAAGCATTGGCCGCTGAACAGCGCCTGCACGGTATTATGGAGCAGGATTTGCGCGACTATAACGCGCGACCACAACCAAAGACGAAATAAATGGACTACACCGGCATAAATACCGCAGCGAAAGTTGCAGCCGTCGGAGGCAACCCGCCCACCAAGAAGGGCGACGAAAGCGACAGCGACACGCTAGCCACGATGCGCAGTCGCCTGACGATGGCGATCTCTGCGATGTCGGAGTCTCGTGAAGACGAACTCGACGACTTGAAGTTTTATGCCGGCTCGCCCGACAACCACTGGCAGTGGCCTGCCGACGTACTAGCTACTCGCGGTGCGGTGCAGGGGCAGACGATCAACGCCCGCCCGACACTGACGATCAACAAGCTGCCACAGCATGTCCGACAAGTCACCAACGACCAAAGACAAAACCGTCCGAGCGGCAAAGTTATACCCGCTGACGACCAAGCCGACCCAGAAGTCGCCGAAATCTACCAAGGCATGGTCAGGCACATCGAGTACATCTCGGACGCCGACGTTGCCATCGACACCGCCTGCGAGAACCAAGTAAGTTACGGCGAAGGTTACATCCGCATCATCACCGAATACTGTGACGATAACTCGTTCGATCAAGACATCAAGATCATGCGGGTTCGCAATTCGTTTTCGGTCTACATGGACCCCACCATTCAAGACCCTTGTGGGTCGGATGCCAAGTGGTGCTTCATCACCGAAGACGTCACGCGCGACGAATATCAGCGCATGTTCCCAGATGCGTCGCCGATCTCTAGCCTTGAGAACTCTGGCGTAGGCGATCAGTCGCTAAACGTCTGGATTAACGAGGACACGGTGCGTATTGCCGAGTATTACTACGTTGAATACGACAAGGCAACGCTCCACTTGTACCCAGGCAACATCACCGCTTTTGAAGGCTCGCCCGAATCCAAGCAATTAAAGCAGATGGGCGTCAAACCTATCCGTAGCCGTGAGGTAGACGCCAAACGAGTCAAGTGGTGCAAGACCAACGGGTACGAATTCTTGGACAAACGCGACTGGGCAGGCAAGTGGATACCGGTTATTCGCGTTGTCGGCAATGAATTTGAGGTCGATGGCCGTCTGTATGTCTCTGGATTGGTCAGAAATGCCAAAGATGCTCAGAGAATGTACAACTATTGGGTGTCTCAAGAGGCAGAAATGCTTGCTTTGGCGCCAAAAGCGCCATTTATTGGCTACGGCGGCCAGTTTGAAGGCTACGAAATGCAGTGGAAGACGGCCAACACGCAAAATTGGCCGTATTTGGAGGTCAATCCGGACGTAACTGACGGAAATGGTGCAGTGCTTCCGCTGCCACAGCGTGCCGCACCGCCTCTGCCGCAAACTGGTCTGATTCAGGCCAAAATGGGCGCCTCAGACGACATCAAATCGACCACTGGACAGTACGACACTAGTCTTGGAGCGACATCAAATGAGCGTTCGGGCAAGGCAATTATGGCGCGCGAGCGTCAGTCTGACACTGGCACTTATC